GGTGTCGGTGTTCAGGTTGCCGCCAGCGAACGCAGCATCAGGGACTTCCCCGAACGTCGTCTCAGGGCTGTCCCCCTCTTGCCGTAGTTTGTCGCCGAGACCCGGCAGGTATTTGGTCCAGTTCTCATCACCGACCGTTGGCTGTTCCCCTGCAACCCACCCGCTCTGCTGACGTGCTGCGCTGGGTGTCGTTTGGGTCCCGGTCACACCCCATAGATATGTTTTCTTTTTTAATGGCATTCCAGTACCTCTTTACGGCCAATTTGTTATGGTGATGTTCACACCTGCGGAGAGCGGGGCCAGTCTCTCAACTGCACGCCTCTCGCCCTGGGTCAATGCCGAGACGAGCTCAACCTCGACCTCTCCTTGTATTGGGTCGGTGACTTCACTGACCACACCAAAGCCCCCTTGAATGAAGAGCCCAATGTCATCAATATTCCCGATCACGTGGTTCGCAATTGCTTTACCCTTGACCAGTTTCCTATAGTCCGTGTCGCTTGCGAGATCCCCGGACGGGTCCCGGAGACCTTCAAAACTTTGATAATAACCGCCAGTTGGACCGCCTGGATCATAGAACGCTTTGTCTGGATCGTCAGGGTCCGCAGGGTTGCTCTTGAAAGTGAATATGTAATCCGAGCTGAGTTCCTTGTATGGCCGCTCCACCCCGACGATAGCCCCGAGTATATCGAGCCACACACCCTCAGCTGAATCGATGTCACGGAGTGTCAGCAGGTCATTGAGGATATCATTCGAGTCTTCTATCCTGGCAAAGATGTCAGTGATAAGAGCCTGCTCGTCCGGGGCATCAGAGTACTGATTGAGTAAGCGCTCTATAGCTTGGGTCGTTGCTGTCATGAGTTCACCGTGATCTTGGCGGTGGCCGTAACGCCTTTTTCATTCTTCGCGATCGGCAACGTTGCCGTGCCCGTCGGGCTGACGGTGAACCCGATGCGCAGCGCATCGACCTCATGGCCCTGCACTGAGTTGATTGGTGTAAAGAGCCGGCTGTAAATGATGTCGTCGGAGATCCCAAAGCCATCAGCAAAAGTGCCGTCCGCAAGTTCAAAGATACCACCGAAGTATTCTACAATCGCAGCTTTGATTTGGTCATCTCCGTCCGCTGGGTAGTTTGAGTCAGTGGTCAAGTCTATCTCAATCCATACGTCCTTGTCAATTACTCGGTCGAATTTTACATCGTACGAATAGCCCAAGGCGGTGGTGTGGGCGACTGTCGTGCCGCCCTTCATACCGATGCCTGCGCACTTGGTGTCGAATATGGCCTCGGCGATGCTTGAGTCAATAGCGGCGCCGGCCGCAGCGTCGACGATAACCCAGATCGAGTGGGCTGGGATACCATCGGAGTCAGTGGCCGGGGTCACGTTGTCGAAGACCTGCGCCTCAGTGACCTCGTCAAGGTCAGACACGGCGCGGAAAATAGCCTCTACCGATGCAGTCCCGCTGCCCTCAGCAACGAGCTGGCGCCGCAACCGAAGAGCTGCGTCGGACTCCTCAGCCTGGCCGACCGTCGCGTCGGCGGGGTTGGTCACACTGGCCCAGCCAAAGACCGGGGTGTCAATCTGAGTGAGCGTGCTGGCCGTTGCAGTAACCACTCCGGAATTGACCGCGGTGGCCGTGACTGTGTCAGTCGCTGACGAGCCTAACACGAGCAGGGAGTCGGTCGCAAACTGATTGCCCGTGGTTGGGTCGGACACCAGCGAGCCGGCGGGGATAGAAGACCCAGATGCCTCGGCCGTGCAGCTGAGGGTCACGGTGCTACTCGTCCGAGTTGCGCGTGATGCCGTTGAGCTGCACGAGCACGGACAGGGCGGCGCCGCTGGCCGTCTGCGGGTTGAAAGCGTTGGCCACTTTCTCGATGAGCTCATTCTGATCGCTCACCCCCTCGGCGATGATATTGGCGAGGAGACCGAAGTTCGAGTCGGGCCCTGTCTTGATGTTGTCACCGAACGACGCTTGGAAGTCTGCAATCAATGCGGCGAGCACTGTCGCGAAATCATCAACCGTTAAACCAGTGCTGTCAAAAGTACTCATACGAAAACCTCTACCCTGACGGGTGAATAAATTGTTGTGGCATTGAAAGTGATTTCAGCCTCATGGTTGACCGGGTCAATCGCAAATTGGAAATCGGAAATACTGAGGATCTCCGGGTCCTTTAGAATCTCGTTCTTGATGATTGCAACTTTCTGGTCGTATGAAGTCGACGTCGAGAACATCTCATCAAACCAGTCGACCCCGACAGTGTAGTCGTAATACCACTCGGCCAAGATGGTGAGCAGTCGCTGGCGGGTGTTTGCAACGATCACGTCGGTCTCGGTATCAATAACCAAGTCCCCATCCTCGATCTTGAGGTCGCCGGTTGTCTGATTGATTCCCAGGTCTCTACTCATTGCGCTTTCACTTTCGTTTGGCCTGCGTTGGTAATCTCTACTACTCCAAAGATAGGCACGGTCGGAGGTGGAGGGTTCGAGTTCGTGCCGGTGCCGGTCATGTTCCCGACGTCATCCTCGCGGATGACTAAAGACCCGTCAGCCTTTACGTAGACCGCGGTGGGGTTGATGCTACCGGTGGCGGTTACTGTCCCGTCAACGGCGCCGGGGCCGTTCCCACCTGCAAAGGTAAAGTTGAGAGTGCCTGAGTAAACCCCTTTACCTTCAGCCTTCACCTTGAGCGAGGGGGTTGATGTGATCGTGAAAGTACCTCCGCTCACAGGAGACCCAACGACGTGGTCAATTGTCAATCCATCAACTCCTATCGGTTTCAATGTCATTTGTCCACCGTCAGATTGCCGTTAACGTCGACCTGACCGGTCGAACTATTGATCGTGATGTTGCCGCCGCCTGCCTCGATACTGATGTCGGAAGAGCCGATCTTGATTGTCGTGTCGTTGTCTCGGTTGCGGATGACTATCGAACCAGTGTCAAAGCCCGTCAGCGCCGTCGGGTTGGGATTGATTCCCGCAATAGCCACGCAATCGGACAGTGCAAACTTACGAGCCCTGGCGGGGTCTACGATGCCACCAGCGTCAAGCCATGCTTCGATAGAACGCTCGGAGAACACTAACCACACGTACGAGTCGACTTCGACTGGGTATGTGATCCAGTAGTCTCCGGACCCTGGGAATAGTACAGGTACGTCCTCGATGGGTGGGAGGTTGACAGCCTCGTCAGCACCCTCGAACTTTCGGCGTAGGCAGGGCTGCACTGTAATAGTCTGGGCGGCCGAGTCGAACGCAGTGACCAGCCCAGGCATGCTGGTGTGTACGTTGGTCAAGGCGGACTGTACAATCAGGCCGAGGGATACCTCAAAGGGAGTGAGTTCGCTGGTCATGCTCGTTGATCCCCTTCAATCTTTACAGCGAACTCCCCGCCGTAGTTGTTCCCCACATACTCTACAATTTTGCATATGTATACGCCGTTGGCATCAGTCTTCGCAGCGGCGGACTTGTTCAGTTTACCAAGCTGGGTCGCTGTCGACTGTGATTGAATCTCAATCAAACGCCCGGGTTTAATCGCGGGGTTCAGCAGGGAGTTGACCCTGACGCCCACGACCTTCCTGTTGCGGTCTGTCCGGTCTATGAGTGTCGGGCTGCCCAGCATGCCGGTGTCCGCACGGAGAACGACCGCGGTGGGCACGTTGCTGAGCCAGCCGCTGGAGTCGAGGATCTCGAGGGCACCCCATTGAATTGACCATGAGTAATCAAAGTCTTTGGTTATCTCATCAAGGGCGTCTTTAGCCCTGCCGGAGTACGACACGCTTTTAATAATGGTATCGGTGTCGAGCACCGTGTCGGTGTTGGCACTGTACCCCATTGTGGCCGCCATATCTTTTACGATCTGCTTGACCGTAGTACCTGCCGAGTACGACTTGGAGAAGAAGTTCTCGGAGAATTCTTTCTGTCCGTCGCCGCTGTATATGTCAGTCCGCCAGCCGGTGCCATCTTTCTTGTGCAGCACGTTGGTCGTCGTGCCCCGAAAGATAATTGAAACATCATCACCATACCCGGCGAGGAGTTCAACCGCCTGGTGTTTCTCCTTCAGTCGGTTGCGGGTCTCAGTCGAAAGATTGTAGACTGAGATCTTTGCTTGGTTCGGTTTGCTGTCAACGGTGGCTTTGACATCGAAGTCCATGTGGAGATCTTTGATCGTAGTCGATTGATTGTCAGTGGTGAACACTGTCAGCTCGAGCTTGGGATCAAATAATAGCGTCACTACTCTTCTCCACATAAACCAAAAGGAAATCATCCCCGAAGTTATCGAAGTCTGGATCCCTTTGTTGATCATTTTTGTCAACGACGTACAAGGCGCCGAGGTCAATCTCGGCATACGGGTGCAGCAAGTTGGGGCCCGTCACGAGCTTGAGCCCCGGCAGCGCTACACTGTTGGTCACGCCTTGTAGGTTGAGATACCAGGCGCCATCTGTTATATTCCACCGCAGGGAGAGGGCATAGGTGTTCCCGTCGAGCTCTACATTAAACTTGCTGCCTGGGTCATTGGTGACTGGTATTTCTAAGACTTCAGTTGCCATTTTAACCTAATCCAAAAAACTCAGCGCCCTGCAGCAGCAGGGACTTTGTCTTTGTTTGCTTAGTACCTTTGTCAACTT